GTGAAACAAATCGCTGCGCTAGCTCTNCAACCTCTTCCTTAGTATCTACAAAATTTTGGTCAGGATACTTACCAATCCCCATCACACAGTAGCGCCCTTCCGGTGGCAGTACCGTATTTAGTAGATCGAAAGATGACATGTTTTACTTTATTTGGATGGTGGCTTGGGTATGGCTTATGTAATCGCTAATGGCTTCATCGTAGCTATGGTAGGGGACAGCATCCCCCTTAAACCAATTGTAGATAGTCATCCGAGTCACCCCGAAAACTCCTGCAACTTCGCTAACGCTAACGTTTGCGCGGATACAAACACGACCCAAAGCCACACCCAAAGACTTAATGCTTGCCTTTTTATTTGCGTACACTAAGCTTTGGCTGTAACCATAGGGCATGTTTATTCCTCTTCGCTCCAAGCCTTCACCACAGAGTCAAGGTCTTTCTTAACTGTGGGCTTAGGGTCGGCTTTCTTTTCACGCTTGGTTGGTTCCTCAATAGGGGACTCAACTTTAGGTGCGGCGGCTTTAGGGGCTGGCGCTTCTAACTTAGCTTGCTTACCCGCCATGTCAGCTTGGTATGGTGTCATAACTACCATCTTCAGCACTTCAGGCTTCTTAGCTACTTCGCTAGTCACAGCGTACTGTGCTTTGTTAATGTAGCCAGTCGGCGTGAACAACACAGATTGGTTGTCGTTCTCTTCGTTGAAGCTGATCTGCGTAACAACGTAGTCCAAGCTCTTGCCGTTGTTGGACAAATACTTAGAGTAGTTTTCAAAGGTGTGAGTGTTCTCACCCGCGCCTTCACCGAACAATGACTTAGAAGCCAAGTTCATTTGATAGACTTCGCCTTCAAGTGAAGTACCGAAATCCTCTTTCAACACCATAGCAATACGGCGTGAGTAGCGGCAAGCTTTTGAGTTGCCCATGCCTGAACCTTTGATGTTCTGTTGGCAGTTGTCGCAACGCTCAGCTTGTGGATTCTCAGCACCCGCATCAGGTGTGCGACCATCATTAGAGAAGCAGTCGGGCGCAGTCGGCTCGGCATCAGGGCTCCATGCTTTTGCATAGAAGATACGACCCACGGCAGGGGATGCGTTAACGATGATGACGTCTAGGTTGCCCTTGACCTTCCCCATCTCTTCACCGCCGACTGTCTTACGGAAGATTCCGTTTTTAGGCACGATGCGCTTGACGCCAGTCTTACCGGCGAGTTGTTTTGTAAGTGCGCTAACACCTGCAGTTTGCAGGAAGTCGGGCAAGTCTTCGTTGATGACTGTTAAGTTTGTCATTTCATTTTTCCTTTGAACGTCTAACTACCACGGAATAAGAATTCTCCACGTTGAGACCAGCGGGAAGAACTGTGGGATTCTCAGATAAAAACTCCTTCATGTTTGTTTGATGAAGTCTCTTCTCTAACAGGCCAAATGCACTATGCTCCTCTATGAAGTTGTACATTGAATCCCAATCGTTCGTCCAGTACCGTGACTTTACCGAGCGAATAATCGTGCCGTGTGGGGTGCGAATGCTATCAGCATTCATGTCTTTGCATACATCGAGCATCTGTGCTTCTAACACTTCCATCTGCTCTTTGAGATCGTTGTCTTCAGCTTCAAACATGCGCTTGTTGTCGGCACGTTTGTCTCTGATCTTGATATAGATTGTGGTCAGCTTGTCCAAATCCATGGGGGTGACTCTGTCCTTGACTTCTTCGTCCATCTGATTCTCCTAATGGTTGGGTGTGTGGCAGTAGCAGTTCACATAAAGCAGTGTGTTTCAAAACATAGAAAGCAATTCCGTAACGGCGCTAACCCGTTATCCACCACTGCCACACAAATACAAGTGTACTCTAACTTTTTACATTGTCAAGAGTTTCCGAAGAAATTTCTTGCTTGTATAGATCAATTACTTTTTGGTGATTGTTGATGTTGCCCTGAAGCATCGTGTACATCTTGGCCTCAATAGGGCTACCCTTGATGTGTACCACAGTCATGTTATTGACTTGCCCGGGGCGGTCGATACGTGCGTTGGCTTGCAAGTACGTTTCAACACTTGTGCATGGAGCATACCAAATGATTGTGTTGGCGGCAGTTAGAGTTAACCCGTGTGACGCCGCCTTCGGTTGAATGATTAATACTTTTGGTTCAGGTTGCTCTTGAAACTGCTTGACAATATCTGAGCGTTTGTTTACAGACACCGAGCCGTTGATGACGCCGCATGTAATGTTGTGTTTCTGTAAGTGCTTCTCGAGCAACTGTATGGTGTGCGTAAACGGAACGAACACAAGCACCTTGTGGCTTGACTCTTCAATCACTTCTTGTACCACGTTGAGCCGACTGCTTACGTCAAACTCAATGACTTCGTTTGTATCCGTATACACCGCACCTCCAGCTATTTGCAGAAGTTTGTTAATTTGTACGGCAGCGTTAACGGCGGATACTTCTTCTCCAGCAGCCTCAATGAGCATCTGCTTCTTCAGTATGTTGTAGAACTTTAACTGCTGCGGTGTTAATGGTGCATCTCGCTCAACGAATGTAACAGGCGGCAAATCAAGGCAGTCGGCTTTCTCAAACCGAATGGCGGGTTGCAGTGCTTTGTGTACGATGAGTTGTGACGTCGGCTTAGGTATCCACTTGTACATAGTGAGCTTCATCATCACTGTGTCCCTGAACTGACCAAAGAAAGGCGACACGCCCTTGGGGTTCACAAGCTTTGCCAATCCGTAAGCATCCACAGGTGACTGTGCGGCAGGCGTACCGGTCACCATCCACAGACCCTTGATAACTTTTGTTAGGTCACGCAGGTCTTTCCAACGTTCGGTCTGCGCGTTCTTATAGGCTGACGCTTCATCTACTACGATGAGGTCAAACCCACCCGCCATGATTTCTTTCTTAACAATGCCAACGCCGTCAAAGTTAATGACAACAAACTCGGCACCAAGATTCACAATCTCCTTGCGCTTACGTGCGGCACCATAAGCCACTGACACAGTGCGGTGAATAGCAAATTTAAACAAGTCGTTCTGCCAAGCCGACTTCATGATCGACAAGGGGCAGATCACTAACACTCGCTTCACTAATCCAAGGGTCATGAGGTAGTCGACTGCCCAAATTACTGATGCTGTCTTACCTGTACCTTGCTCGTTAAAACAGAAAGCCTTGCGGTTTGTTGTAAGGAACTCTGCTGTTGTCTTCTGATGTTCGAATGGTGTGAACCCCGGCGGACGGGGCCACGTGTACTCTGATAGGTTCATGTTGTCTTAATCTAATTCGGTTTTGTAGGGTGTCAAATTCAAATAAACTGGCGTCAAATTGGCATCCATAAACGTCAAGGATGTTGTTACGCATTACGTCTACCCAATCAATCCAACCACTACCATGGAGAAGTAACCACTTCTGTTTTGGTGTCATTTTTTCTTACGTTCCTTGGTGCTTACTTCTGATACTACTTTATGGTTTGAGCCACGTTTGAACGAGCGATTGGCTGATGGGGTTTGAAGTTTGACTCCGTTCCCGTTTGTGCCACCTTTAGATAGTGCCTTGATGTGAGCAACATCTTTGCCTTCGCGTACGTCAGCACGTCCATCTTTGTTTTTGTCTGCATTCTTTTTATCTATACTTTCTCTAGCACGTTGACGCTCTAAACGATCTGGGCTTTCACCACGAGCAATCTGCTGCTGATATTCTTTTTTATATGGTCGGGGTTTGTTTACGTAGGGCATGGTCAGTATCCTTTTCTATGTGTGAGCGGTTAAGCTCTTCGCGGGTTAAGCCAAAGTCTTCAGGGCTAGCTTCCCATAAAGGCTTGCGGTCTTCTTTCTGTATCAGGTTCAACATCTGCCCGATGCTAATACTGATCTCCATCATCATTTTAGCTTTCTGCTCGGCAAAAATCACCCCCATTTGTCGAGCTACTTCATCGCGCACTATAGTAGTGGCTACTACACGCACTCGGCGTTTAAGTTCACCTTCAAGAATCAGGGCTGTATCTACTTCGTCATTGGGCATTTGCTGTGTCATGGTGTTCCTATTTAGTCATTTGGGTTCTGACAACGTCTTTGATTCTTTGCTCAAAATCGTAGCCGCTCAGTACTCCGGCTTTAATTTGGTTGTGGAGCAAGCCGCCATAGTTGTTTAGCTCTTTGTGCACAGTATCAATAATCAACTGCCTCACATCGTCCTGCAGTTTGATGTATGCGGCGGCGACTTCTTTCTCTTCTTCTGTCATGGTTTAGCCTCAAATAATACTTTTAGGTTAAGGGTGCTAATCAATTCAGCTAACCCATTTTTGATCTCGCCACCTTCCCATTCACCCGTAATTTTTATACGCACAGTGTGTACATCTTTTACGTGGTAAACATTCTCATCCCTCGGGTTATCCCCAGTTAAAAGTGTTACTTCCATGGGTTGTGCAAACCCTGCGGGGGCTTCAAACTCTATTATGGTTTCTTCACTATTGCCGCTTCCGACTTCATCTACCACGGCACGTACAGCGCCATAGTAAGAACCCCACTCGTTATCTACATGGTTTGTTGAATCGTATTTCATGTTTAGTTCCTGTTGTACTCACACTCCCGCACTGAGCAGAATTTGCACAGTGGGCCTTGGACGGGATTCCATACCCCGTTTTCTAATGCCGCCTCAATTCTTGCTACGTCTCGGGCGGCGGGTTCTATGTACTTTGGCATCATCTCCGAATGGTGGATAGCCCTCACGAATTCCTTGCTGACTACAAACAAGAGAGCCGACTTCACCCTTTTGATCTCCGGAAACTTGGCGAATAATCCACAAGCGACAAGATCGAGTTGCTTCACATCCGCATATCTCGCACTCTTGCTTGTCTTGTAGTCTATGGAGTGTGCTGTCCCTGTCGTCCGATTGATAATCACCAAATCCGCTACCCCATGCCACCATACATCCGGAGCATCGAAGTCGC